ATGCGTGCTATGGGCTTGATGCCCCTGCGCAGCCGGCAGGCCGAGCAACAGCGCGTGAAGTGGTGCAAGACCAACGGGTACGAAATTCTTGAAGAACGCGACTGGGCCGGCAAGTGGATCCCGGTGGTGCGCGTGATCGGCAACGAGTTTGAGGTGGACGGCGAGATCCACATCAGCGGCTTGGTCAGGAATGCCAAGGACGCCCAGCGCATGTACAACTACTGGGTGTCGCAGGAAGCCGAGATGCTGGCTCTGGCGCCCAAAGCGCCATTCATTGGGTACGGCGGCCAATTTGAGGGCTATGAGCACCAGTGGAAGACAGCCAACACGACCAACTGGCCGTATCTGGAGGTCAACCCCGACGCCACTGACGGCGCGGGCAACTCGTTTCCGCTGCCGCAGCGTGCGCAGCCGCCGATGGCCCAGCAGGGCCTGATTGCCGCCAAGATGGGCGCCTCGGACGATCTGAAGGCCACCACGGGGCAGTACGACAGCAGCTTGGGCGCGACGAGCAACGAGCGCAGCGGCCGAGCCATTCTGGCCCGCGAGAAGCAGTCCGACACGGGTACGTACCACTACGTGGACAACCTGGCCCGTGCGGTGCGCTATGTCACGCGGCAAATCGTGGACCTGATCCCGAAAATCTACGACACGCAACGCATCGCTCGCATCATAGGCGTGGACGGACAGACCAAGATGGCGCGTCTGGACCCGATGCAGCCCGAGCCGGTGCGCGAGGTCAAAGACCAGTCGGGCGTGGTCATCGCCAAGATCTACAACCCCGGCGTCGGCAAGTACGACGTCGTGGTCACCACGGGTCCGTCGTACCTGACCAAGCGGCAGGAAGCGATGGACGCCATGTCGCAGATCCTGCAGGGCTCGCCACAACTGTGGGCCGTGGCCGGCGACCTGTTCGTCAAGAACATGGACTGGCCAGGCGCTGACGAGCTTGCCGAGCGCCTGCGCAAGACCATCGACCCGAAGCTGCTGCAGGATCAAGAAGACCCGGCGTTGCAGGCGGCGAACCAGCAGATCCAAGTGCTGACGCAGGAACTGCAGGGCATGATGCAGATGCTCCAGCGCGTGAACCAGTCGATGGAAGCGCAGGAGTTGAAGATCAAGGAATACGACGCCGAGACGAAGCGCCTGAGCGTGGTGCAGGCCGGCATGCGGCCCGAGCAGATCCAGGAGATGATCATCCAGACCATGCGGGATATCATGGCGGTGGGTGATCTGCAGGCTGCGCAGCGCCAGTTTATGCCGATGGCCCCGGCTTCGCCTGGCGGCATGCTGGGTGCGCCGCAAACGATGCCCGAAGGAGTTCCGGTATGAGTTGCGAGACGTTCATTGGCCACCTGTTCCTCGCGCGGGACGTGGCGCACTCTGCGCACCTCAATACGCGCTCGTACGCCAAGCATGTTGCGCTGAACGCGTTTTATGACGGCATCATCGACTTGGCAGACAAGTTCGCCGAAGCGTATCAGGGCCGGCACGGGCTGATTGGACCGATTGAGTTGCAGCAGGCTACCAAGACCAACAGCGTGCTGGAGTTCCTGCAGGACTCGCTGAAGACGCTGGAAGACACGCGCTACGACGTCTGCGACAAGTCCGACACGCCGCTGCAGAACATCATTGACGAGATTGTCGGGCTGTATCTCAGCACCCTGTACAAGCTCAAATTCCTGGCCTGACGGCCCGAAAGGACACCCTGTGGAACTGCTTAAACCCCTCGACGACGCCGCGTTTGCGGCCCAGACCGCCTCGTACACCGGCACCGCTGGCAGCACCACCGGCTGGCCTGCCGGCCCGCAGGGCGTAGTGGTGTGGTGCACGACCGCGGCTTACGTTCGCGTGGGCGAAGGCGTGACGGCCACGACGTCTGACACTCCGATCCCGGCGAACACGCCGATTCCGTTTGCTGTGCCGGGTGGCACGGGCGCGCCGTGGCGTGTGAGCGCTGTCCAGATTGGCAGCAACGGCACCGTGTACGCCAAGCCGATCAACATTCAGTAACGGGCGCAACATGCCATTCTTTGGCATCCCCATCCGCAACGGGCTTTCCCTTGGTTTGGGAACCGTTGCAGCCCTCGCAACGGACTACGCCAGCCCCAACCCGGGGCCGCCGTGGGTTGTGCTCAGCAGTGCCGGCACGCCGTATTCCGTTGACGAGGAAGTGAAGAACAGCGCCGGCACAAGCTATTACGTTGTTGAGACTGTGTTGTCCAGCAACGGCACCGCCTACGCACCAGTTTGAGGACCAATCATGGCCGCATTTGAAGTCATCGCCCTTGACACTGCAACGCCTCAACTGCGTGCGCCCGGGGCGGCGGACACGTACACCTTCCCCCGCGCCGTCGAAATGCCGCTTGGCACCGCCAATGGCGTGCTCTACCTCAATGGCAGCAAGGTGGTGACTAGCGGGAGTGGGTTGACGTTTGATGGGACAAATTTGGGGCTAGGCACTAATGCCCCAAAAAACAATACAGGATACGCAACACTCACGTTGAACAATGCAACAAACGGTGGCGTTGTTCAATTTTGCCAAGCGGACACAACTGTCGGGCAACTATTTTTTGATGGATCAAATGCAGTGTTGCGATCTGTCACAAACATTCCGCTTGTTTTTGGCGTCAACAACGCCGAACAAATGCGCCTCACCAGCACCGGGCTGGGGATTGGGACGAGTTCGCCGACAGCGAGACTGACGGTATCAGGCGGGGCAGCTTTTTCTCGTATTGGTCTCAACGCCACCGCAATTGACGCAGTCAGCACAGCGCAAAGTTATATTCGTTTTCAAAGCACGGGCGCAGACTTCTACATTGGAACGGAATCCGCCACGGGAGGTGTATTTTTTCCAAGCTCCACTGCATACGCGGCGATTCTCTACAACGCCAACGCAACGCCGATGCAGTTTTATACGGGCGCCGGTCTGAGGATGACGCTCGACTCCTCCGGCAACCTCGGCTTGGGGGTGACGCCGAGTGGAAACTACCTTCTGCAGGCGGGTTCCAACGCAAGTGCTGCCGCTAGAGGCTTTAACTTGATGACGCTTAGGGGTGGTTTTTCTGGAGCAGATTATCCGCGCATAGGCTACAACTTCAGAACCACAACTACGGACGGAAGCTACCTTTTCGACACAAGTGACTTTGCTTCATCAATTCGGTTTGCGTCTGGTGGGTTTCAGTTCTTTACCACATCCGCCTCCGGCACCGCAGGCAATGCGATTAGCTTTACGCAGGCGATGACGTTGGATGCGTCGGGGAATTTGTTCATTGGCGGAACGGCCGGGGCGGAAAAACTCAACATTATTGCAAACACTGCAACGTCTGGTTTGGAAAAAGGATTTGCAGTAAGTAATGACGTTGATTCAAACTGCTTTATCAGTATCACCGGGACGGCTGCAACAGATAAGCGCGCCGTGATCGGGCCTACTTCTTCCACCGCGCTTGTGTTTCAAACAAATGGTTCCCAACGCGCCCGCATCCCCGCCGCTGGCGGCATGGTAATTGGCACCGCAGCTATTGCAACCAACGCAACTGACGGCTTCCTCTACGTCCCCAGTTGCGCAGGAATTCCCACCGGAACGCCAACGGCCTACACGGGTCGCGTCCCCATCGTGGTCGACGCCACGAACAACAAACTCTACTTTTACTCCGGTGGCGCATGGCGCGACGCCGGCCCCTGACACTGAAAGGCCTACACCATGAACATCACTTGGATCATCGAGTGGCTCAAGACCACCCCCACCACCGCAACCCCGCCCGAGTACGTCATTGAATGCGGATGGCGCTGTACGGGCACTGACGGGACCTACACCGGCACGGTGTACTCCACCTGCTCTTTCACCCAAGCCGCCGAGGCTGACGGCTCTTTCACGCCCTACGCCGACCTGACGCAGGAGCAGGTGCTGGGCTGGTGCTGGGACTCTGGCGTGAACAAGGAAGCGACTGAAGCCGCCGTGGCGCAACAGATCGAGAATCAGATCAACCCGCCCACGATTCAACCGCCTTTGCCGTGGAACACCCCGGCCCCTGCAACCAAGCCTGCCGCCAAGCCATGAACGACATCAAGATCACCCTGACCGACCTGTCCGTCAACGACGTCAATTTGATCATGGCGGGGCTGGGCAAGCTGCCGCTGGAGGCCACCGTTGACCTCTGGATGCGCCTGAAGCAGCAGGGCGAAGCGCAAATCAAAGATGCGCAACATCCCGACAAAACTGCGTGATATAGTTGCGCCGAAACCTTACCGGCCAGGCTGACCGGGGATTCTTCGGAATCAAATGGACGATACCCAACAACCTCTCGTAACGGACGCTCAGTCTGCACCGGCTGATACTTCCGTGACGGCACCCGACGCGACGGCGGCGTCGGAATCTGCTGCGCAAGAACAGCCGGCCAAGTCTTTCTCGCAAGAGGAAGTTGATGCGCTGATCGCAAAACGGCTTGCGAAAGAGCAGCGCAAGTGGGAACGAAAGATTCAGCAACCGGCAACGCCGCCGGCACCTGCGGTGAGGGAAGTCCCGCCTGCTGATCAGTTTGAGTCCGTCGAAGCCTACGCGCAAGCGCTGGCGGAAAAACGGGCTGCGGAACTGGTTCAGCAGCGTGAAGTCCAGCAGCAGCAGGCGCAGGTTTTGGCCTCGCACGGTGAGCGTGAAGAAGCCGCTCGGGATCGTTACGACGACTACGAAGACGTCGTTTACAACCCCAGGCTGCCCATCACGCCCATCATGGCGCAGACCATCCAGGCGTCCGACGCAGGCCCGGATGTGGCCTACTACTTGGGCTCCAACCCCAAGGAAGCTGAACGTATCGCCCGCTTGCCCGCGATTCTGCAGGCCAAGGAAATCGGCAAGATCGAGTCGAAACTCGCCTCGTCTCCGCCGGTCAAGAAATCCACCGCAGCACCACAGCCGATCTCTCCGGTGACGGCGCGGTCCACGGCAACGTCGCTCGACACGACGGACCCGCGGTCTGTGAAGCAGATGTCGCCGAGTGAATGGATTGCCGCCGAAAGGCAACGCCAGATGAGGCAGTGGGAAGCCCGAAACCGCTGAACTGAAGAAAGGAAATCGTCATGGCTCAAAGTCTTTTGACCATCGACATGATCACGTTGAAAGCCCTCGAAATCCTCGAGAACAACCTGGTCATCACTCGCAACATCAACCGCCAGTACGACAGCTCTTTCGCCGTCGAAGGCGCCAAGATCGGTGACACGCTGCGCATCCGCCTGCCGGATCGCGCACTGGTCACCAACGGCGCCGCGCTGGGCGTCCAAGAGGTCAACGAGCAGTACACCACGCTGACCGTCGCCTCGCAGAAGCACATCGGCGTGAACTTCACGTCCGCCGAGATGGCTCTGTCGCTGGACGACTTCGCTGACCGCATCCTCAAGCCGCGCGTGTCGCAGCTTGCGGCCAGCATTGACGCCGACGTCGCCAACTCGTTCCAGAGCATCTTCCAGTCGGTCGGCACCCCCGGCACGACGCCTGCTACCAGCCTGGTGCTGCTGCAGGGCCAGCAGAAGCTCAACGAGTCGGCTGCGTTGATGTCGCCGCGCTACGCGACGGTGAACCCCGCTGCCAACGCCGGCCTGGTGGAAGGCATGAAG